AGCTGCTGTACCAAAAAACGGAAACTCTGTTACTGCATTAACTACAGTGCCACTTACAAACTCCACAATCTTTGCACGTCCTTGTGGGTTAGCATTAATGTATTGGCCTACAGCCGCAGATGTAAATACACTTGCAGATGCTGTTAATGTAATTTTGCCAGATACAGCAGACGGAGTTAATGTTGCCGATGGATTAGTAGTAGTAATAGTAAATGCAAAGTTTGGAATAGAATTAAATGATATATCACTAAACGTCCAAGATGAATCATTTGCACCACGCACAATTCTTTTTGGAACCATATCTTCATGCACAACAATTAATGTGTCAGCAGATTGTGTCCATGTCATCTCATTTAATGCTGATGAAGGAATAGTAGTAGTTAAATAGTTATTACCAGAAGCATTAATATTAGTTACCAGTGCGCCATCTTTAAATATATACATGCGATTGTGTGTAAAGCACAGCATGTAACTGTCTGTAGTAGAGAACTCAAAGCTAACTAAGCGTGAGCCATTGCCAGCAGATTCAGTTCCACTATTAGGCAACGCAGTAATATAACGCGTACCGCTACGACGAGTAATGCCGCCTTGTGGCTGGCATACTACATTTGTAGCTTTTTCTAAAGCATTAGAATATGTTGTTGTTAAATCAACACGTGCGCGAAGTAATGGGTCTAGTTCACCTGACGTGAAGTTTGTCTGCATTGAAACAAAGCGAGACATGTGCTAGTTCCTTACATCAATTAATGAAAAGTCTTTAATGCTATTTGTTGGTTGATTTTGACCATCAATGTTCATTGCTGTACGCATATAGCCACCACGACCATTTTCACTTGGTGCGCCAACTGCAACAGATTGCCAATATTGAGCCTTGTCAACTTGGTCTGTAATTGGAATTGAAATATGCCATGCAGTTAAATATTTAAGAAGCTGCACAAACCATACTGGCATTTCAGATTCTGTTACTGGGTATTGATAATCAACGTAAACTTTTTCTTCGTTGGTTAGCAATTTAGTACCCATAATTCGGTAGTTTGTAACTGTGTGTGCGCCAACAGATGCTGAATCATATACAGCTCTCGGTGCGCCTAGCCTATCAGAAGGCATTTGATATTCGTATTTGTATTCGTTTGTTGGAGTAGTTACTAATCGTGCTAACTGTACTTTCTTAAAAGTAAAGCTCCAAGGATAAACCATTAACGCTTGGTCACGAATGTTTGGATATAAAGCATCGCAGACAGAAGCCTCATCTGTACCTTCATTAAAAGATGAAATTGGTTTAGCACCAAGCATTAACAATGCGTCAGAACAAATTGATAATGCTGAATCACCTGCTGCCATATCGACCCCTACATATAATAAAAGCTACCCCACCACACGGCAGGGTAGCCAGTTACAACAAATTAATCACTGTCAGTGTTAGCTAATGTTGTACCATCGTTCACGTCTACAACGCCAGAAGCGTTAGAAACAACGTAAACTAAAGTAGCAACAGCAGTTGAACCTGTTGATGTTACGCAGTAGATTAAGTCGCCTACACTAAGAACGTTAGCCAAAGTGTTGAAGTAACCACTTGTATTAACGTCAGCAATAGTGTCTGCTGTTTTGTAAGCGTAAAGTGCTGGTGAGTTACCAGCTTTAGATGCGCCAATTGTTGAAAAACCAGTTGCTGAATAAGCCATGTTATATCTCCTTATGATTCGCGAGCAACGATTGACACAATACCTTCTGCGTCAATTGTAGTAGCGCCAGCAGATAACATAGAAGCAACTAACCAAGATGTTTTCTCTGGGATGTAGTTGATTTCTGTTTTTGGTGCAATACCTTCTGCATAGCCGATAGCATCTTTGTGGAATGCAAAACATGTACGGTCTGATGAACCGTCGATTGCCAAGCCACCTTCTGTACGGTCACCAATTACGTGGAATTGGAAGCCCAAGAATGTGTTTAGTTCACCGTTTACTAATGCTTTTACAGTGTTGAAGTCAGAGCTAGTTACAGCAGTTTCTGCCAACAATGATTGCAAACCATTTGAATGGATAACAATGTGACGGTCTGATGGTGGAACGTTGTTTTTGTCCATCAAGCCTTTAGCTTGGCGAAGTTTAGCTACGTTCATGTTAGTGTCATTGCCACCAACGTCGTTACCAACTGTCAATGATGTGCCAGAAGCAGCCAATGCAGATAAAACGATTTGGTCTTGACGACGACCAATAGCGTTACCTAACACTTGAACAAGCTCATTACGCTCATCAAAGTTTACTTTTTGTTGACTGAAAATGTCGCTGTATTCAGCAGCAATCCAATCTTCCATTGTAACAGTAACGTTAGAGAAACCAACGTTTAATGGTGTTACATCTGTTTGACCAATACGAGGTGTAGCAACGCCACGACCTACTTTTGGAAATTTAACTGTAGAACCTTCTACCCCACGACGCTGACGTACAGCACCTACCAACATTGCTTTACCTTGGTATGCTTGTTTAACTTCTGCGTCAAATAGGGTTACAAATGAATTTGATAATGCAATACTCATTTTGTGTCTCCTAATAACGAATTAATAAAAAAGTTTTTGTGCTGTGGTGTGCCGTGGGAACGGGCCATTGCTTGCTACTTACGTTAGCCAATCGACAAGAATACTTGTGTTACGGGTCACTATGTGATATGCCGTACTCGCTTTATACCATAGACGATAAGAAAAAACAATAGTCTTTGCCTGTTTAATTAAAAATATTTATTATTGCAGGCAAAAAAAGACCCCAGTTAAGGGGTCTAAGTCCTGCTTCGGAGATACTAACCGTAAACTTGCTGGTACATTCCTTCTACTTTTTTGCGATACGCAGGGTCTGTTTGATAACGAGGGTCGCCAACCATTGATAATAGTTCTTCTTTAGATGGCATACCTTCTACTGGTACTGATGTAGTTGGGATTCTACCTTCGTATGCTTCACGCAATTTCATCAAAGCCTTGATGCCATTAGCAGTGCCGCCCATAACTTTAAATTCTTCAAAGTCATCTTTACCCCAAATACCTTTTTGCACTAAGCCAGCAGCCCATTGAGTAACGCCTTTGATAGTTGCGTCAGCATTAGGGCCAAGTGCTTTCTTTTCAGCCTCTGCATTAAACTTAACTTGCTGTTGTTGTTGACCACTCATTTCAATAATAGGGCCAACTAAAGCATCAAGAGCTGCTTGACTTACGCCAAACTCTTTAGCCCATGTTGATACGTGTCCTTTTACTGGGTCATCATCTGGTGTTTCACCAAATGCTGCAAAATCATAATTTCCGTCCTCTGGTGCCTTATGTTTGCCTTGGCTAATCATCTTGCGTAAATCTGTCCAAGACTTTGCCATGCCTTCTAAATCAGGCTCTGATTCATCTTTTTTCCAGAAGTTTTCAGGCCACCAATCTGGTCGCTCTAAAGGAGAATCATCATCTTCTGTTGGTGCTAAATGACTAATTTCCGATTGTTGTGATGATGGCTCATCATTATTTTGGTCGATTGAAACATTATCCAATAGGCCTTCGGCAGACTGTTCCTCGCCTTGGGGTTGGTTGTTATCATCTATCATTTAATTTCCTTTGCATATTTAATCCGTGCTTCTAAATCACGAACCACACTACACTGACCTTCTCGATAAAAAGCGTAGCTAGGGTCTGCCCCTGGCACGGCAACAGGATGCTCTATCATAGCTTGACGTAGCCAAGCCATTAATTTTTTCCCGTCCTCATTAGTACCTAATACGCGTAAACATAGCTTAGCTAAATCATCTCTAGCTTGTGACGCATCACGAATATCAGACTTAATAGCATTAAGACTTTCCCAGCCTTCTTCTACTGCCATCTATTATGCTCCTTCTTGAGCCGCTTGTTGCACAAGTTCATTAGCCATCTCTGGATTTTGTTGTGCCATCATCTGTGCGGCTTCTGCTGCTTGTTGTTTTAACATATCACGCTCCACTGGACTGTTACGAACAGACTGTGGAATAGCTAGTTTATCAGCAATCAAGTCAAGGATGCTTTCAGTTTTAAGAATAAATTGACCTTCTGGCCCCATGCCTTGAGCAATCTGAGTAAACTGCATAATGTTTTGCACTTCATCCATGTTCTGTGACATAGCCAATGGAGATACTGGAGTTACTTTAATTTCAAGGCCATTAACACGCAATGGCAATTCAATTAAACCACGCTCATCCATTACTTGCAGAATCTTACTTACAAGAGGAATCATAGTCTCATTAATTAAACGACCAAACGCAGAACCTAAGTTTTGTGATAACTGCTTCATACGCTCAATAACTTCTGTTGCAGAACGTGCTGACATGTTATCTGGCGGCAATGATTCATCAAGCAAGATAGACTTAATGTTCATACGCAAGTCATTCATAATAATTTGTGACACGTTAAAGTCCCCTGCGCGTGGCAGTGGTTTCAATGATTCGCCTTGTGGGCCACCATTACGTGCCACAGGGATAATCGCACCTGGAGCAATTTGTACAGTATTAGGGTTAAGCACACCGTCATCTGCTGCTGTATATACGCCAGCAATAGATAGTGATGCGTTTTTAAGTACCAACTCTAGCACTTTGTTTAATGTCTTAATGTCTGGCAATGCTGTAATTAACGGGCCACGACCATAGATTTCACCAGCCACTTTCATGTATCGAGATACAATCCATGGGCTAGTTTTCATGCGACGATATACAAGTTCTGTTTTGCTTTCTTTGTGGATAACATGGTAGCAATAGTCACCACGTTTTACATCAAATACAGTCGCTTCAATTAACTCAACATCTTCTGTTGGCTTGTTATCAATCTTGCGTTGTAAGTCAGCAGGAATCTTTGCATCAGTCCATTGACGTTGGATTGATTCGCCTTTAATACGCATACGACGATAGACGTTATCTACCTGTCCATTAGCACCTTCTTCAAATGACACAAGGAATTGTGGCACAGGAATAAAATTAATAGGATTAATGTCGTCACCTGGCTGCACCATCATCACAGCAGTGCCTACGCACAAGTCTAACAAGAACTCACCAATAGCAATATCAAAGTTAGATTGCTTAATAGTAGAGAACATACGCTCATTGTAGACTTCTAATGCAGCCAATGCTTCTGCTTTACGGTCATCAGGAATATCTGGGCCTGGTTCTAACTTACACCATTTAGTTTGTGGTGGGAAAATACCAGATTGCATACGGTTAGCAAATCGTTGTGTAGAGTTGATAGCAGTTGCATCAAAGATACGATTCATCTTTTTGCTACCACCTACTTTGCCGTCATAGTGACCGTCATACAAGTTACGTTGTGGCAATGCAAACTCGTAGGCTTCATCATATAAGCTACGGAACTCCTCTTTTTTGGTCAGAGCAATTTCGTGACGCTTAATAATATCTTCTGGTTTTAATCTTAATTCAGCCATTGCGGTGTCTCCAAATCTTTTAATAATTGTCTTGATTGCATTCTAGGTGGCACTGCCTTATTTCTGCTCTCTAATGCTTGTGGAACTTCATCATCCATAATTGTATGAATTTCTTGTGAGCGTTTATTTAACTCTTTGCTTGATGAATAAACGGGCCATTTTCCTGCTTGTATTTCATCTTTCCAAATCTCATACAATTGGCCTTCTGTCCATTTAGTTGTGCCTTTAACATAGCCAGGAACAGATACAAACTTACCTTTCATTGGGCCTTCTGGAACAAGGATGCCTGTAGAGTACACAGTAATTGGCCTACCTTCTGAATCAGAACCAACTTTGCCAGACTTAATAGTATCTCTATGATACTTAACAATATTCATTTCTGCTGGGGTTAATTTCATTTCAGCCATAATTAATCTTTCTTGTGTTTATTTGCAAAGTTACGAGCTGCCTCTTTAC